TGGACACTCCCCCCATATTTTCCTCTGATTTTTTAGTACATTTTTTGACACGAGCCCAAGGGGCGGCGGAGCCGCCGTATTTCAAAACCCACTCTTTCTCTCTTGAAATGAGGTATTCCCCCGTTTCAAGCTCGACGACGCCGCGCAGGATGGCGGCTTTCTCTTCGCCGTATTGGTTGCGCTCGTCTGTTTCTTCCTTGTACAAAGCCAGCGGCAAATCCGCGCGCTTAACGAATGCGTAGTCTTCGCCGCCCAATAAAGCGACAAATTTGCCCCAGTCGCCCTGGTCGGCCGCGTGAACGGCGCGATACAAGAGCGAATCTTCAGCGTCAACGTGTACGCGGCGAAGCTCTCGATAAAGAGTAACCGGCACGCCGCCGATTTGTTGGAATTGGCGGATGCCCCATTGTGAAGCCCACGCGCCGACGCGTTTTGCGGTTTCAGCGGCTGATGTGCCTGGCTCGGCCTCGTCATCGTCGCCCATGCTCTCGCCGGAGTTGGTCAGGCCGTCAATATTTTTGGAGACGTACTTTGCCAAATAGGCGGCGGCGCAGCCTTTGGCCGGGTCGATGTCTTTGAAGTCAACACGAGCCGAAGCGCGCGATTTTTGCCAAAAGCGGAAAGAATAGTTTTCCCAAAACTCGTCCTCTGTCTTCATGGCGGCTTTGAGTTGGGCGAGGCTGATTTTCTTGCCCGATTCGCGCAGGATGGCTTCTTGGCGTCGGCGCGCCTCGGCGGTGCGCTCTTTGTCGGTCTCAAAATAATTTAAGCCCAGCTCCTCTCGGTCAGCTCGGCAGCCGTATTTGGCGACAACGCGGCGGAAAGCCTCCTTGTGCGCCTGCTCCATAAACAAGAGCAAGTGCCAGTGCGGCGTTGCGTCATGGTGCGGCTCGGCAACGCGGAAGCCGTAGATACGGATACCGGCGCGGCCAAGATTGGCGCGGATTTGCGTCCAAACTTTCTGAAGGTAATCTGCACCATCGCGCGGCGTGCTGCCGTCAAATTTCGGATTGTCGGCGCTGTTTTTAGACAGTTTTTTGTGAAAGCGGCTAGGGCAGGTCAGTGTGACCATGCATCCGTAGTGGCCATGCACGCGGCTGATTTCGTCAAAGCCTCTCATGCGCGTCATCAGCTCCATGCGGCGGATGGCAGGATTAGCCATCGAATGCTCCCACAATTCTGCCAAGACGAATGATTCGCCTGTCTCTTCGCAGATGGCCTCGGCCTGCTCGAAAAACGCGCGCGCCTTGAGCTTGCGTTGCTCAAAGCGTTTGAATGCTTCATTTGAGATATACAAACCGGCGCGTCGGTGTACCATGCCGCATTCGCGCATGACGGCTTCAAATGCGCGATACAAGAATTTATAAAGCTGGCGTTTCCACCATTTTTTTTCTTTCAGACGGCCTTTGATGCCGGCAATACCCTCGGCCATCAGCTCTTCATCGTCGCTTGCGGCGGCTTTGGCGATTTTTCGCAGTTGCTGCTCAAATACTTCGGCGGAGCGAATGCCCTCTTTGTCGGCGGCGTCCATCATGTGCTGGTAGCTCATGCCCAGCATTTCTTTTTGCTCAAACTTGGCGGCCAAAGCCTGCGCCCTGGCTTCGATGGTCTCATTGTCTGCCGACAGGTCGAGGCCGTCTGGCAGGTGTAGATTTCGCATGGCGGCAAGGGCGCGCGCCGCCTCTTTGTCGGCTTTGACAGCGGCAGCCAAATCGGCCAGCCCTTTGGCAGGGTTGGCCGTGCGCTGCCAGCGGCTGATAACCACATGGGCCAGGCCGTGGGGCAGGGTCTTTTGTATGTCTTGCTCCAATACCGGAGCCATGTGGTAATAGGTCATTTTCTTTAATCGTCCGCCCGAATCGGGCCGTATGGTGTATCAGGGAAAGGCCGCCAATATGTGACCTCTGCTTCGGGGAATCTTCGCCCCTCTAAATTTTCGTAGCGGCATTGGCCGTAGAAACCGGCCTGCACTTTCTCGCCGTCAAAAAATAAAATCTGTTGGTATTCAGGCGGGCTGTTTTGCGTTGTCAGCCAAAAGCCTGCTTCGCCTATTTTTGCCCGTTGGCTCCAAGCCATTGCGGCGACTTGGGTCTCTCTGGAGTAGTAGCCGCCGCCCGGCTTTTGTTGAGGATTCATGCCGCGCTTTCGCGCCCATGCTTCAAAGTTTTTAGCCTCTAGCTCTCGATTCATATTTCGTATTCTTTCTGCGTTTCCGCCCATACGAGATAGGCAAACCATAAAACCAACAGGGCGACGGCTACTGCAAAAATCGTCAGCAAAACCACAATAATGAAAACAATGTCCATCAGGCGGCCTCGCGTACCAAATAAGCTGACGGCCAGCCGCGTCGGTTTCGTACTTCATACAGGGCGGCATTGATGGTCTTGTACGGCTTTTTCTTGCCGCTGCCGTCGGCGTTGAGTTCGAGGACTGCTTCGCCGTCTGCCGTTGCGATGATTTTGCCGATTTGCACGTCGTTGCCGCTTGGCTCGTAGTTCATGATTTTGTAGTTTTTCATTTCTCATCCTTATCTATTAAAAAAACGCTTAAACCAAGAAACCCGACACAATACAGGCAACCTTGCTACAACTTCGCCGTCATAAACCGACGCGGCCTGCGCCCGAATCTTCTGCTTCGCCTCTTCAACACTGTCGGCAAATACAGACGTCGCCCAATATTTACCGCCAAACTTGTATTTAAATGTAAACTCTCGCTGCTTTGAATTTTTACTCATTTTCTGCCGCCTGTCGGATTACCCGATAAAACCTAATTAATATTCCCGATTCTCGCCGCCCAATCAGCGATTTCTTTCTCTGTGTACTCCACCTCACTGCGGCGTTGCGCTTCTTCGTGCAACCATTCGGCGACGATTTGCGCCGCCTCGTGGGGCAGGATGTGGGCGACTTGCCAAAGCGGAATATCGTTAAACAATTCCTGCACCGTCATCGCGCTGCCTCCGCGTCGCCCTGTGTCGGGTCGTATTCCGGGCTTTCGTAGTCGGCGGCGGCTTTGGCCTCTGCTTCGCGCGCCTGAATGTCCAAGACTGTCGGCGTTTCGGCGGCAGTTTTTGCTTCAGACGGCATCATTGCCATCAACGCCCAAATCGCCAAAGCCATAGCGATGATGTCGAGGATGTAGCGGATTCTGATTTTCATGATTTATCCTTGTATTCTTTTTTCAAAAATAACTAACAATGTCCCTAATCAAATCGGGAGGGATTGCCGATCTAAGAATTTTTCTATTGCTTTTCAAATGCTTCATTCTGAATGTTGCTTTATTTGCATTTCTCAGATTCATTTTCACATTCGAGGCGAAACCTGTTCTTTTAAGTGGGAATTCATCGCTGTACGCAGAATAAGAGGCGTTATTCTTTATAAATTCCAACCCATTACGCTTCAGCCTTTCAAACAACATTGATGACTGTGGGTTTTCTATAACAAATGGAATTCTTAGTATTTTTACAAGCTCGCAAACAAACAATGCTGTCAAGTCTCCATTTATCCCGCCTTTTAAGTATTTGGAATAAGCCTCATTTATTTCAGGAGCATCTCGCTTGACCAGCTTACTTATTGATGGGTATTTAAGCTCTTTCCAATTTTCAAAAGTCCGAAGCTGTAGCGTTTCTTTATGACGGTACGCATTGCCCCCTGGCACCGCTGTTGCGAAACTCCAAGATTCACATGGAGGGCTTGCCATCAATAAATCAAACGGCTGTTTCTTGTGCATATCGACAAGTTTTTTAATATTTTTCATATCCGACAAATCCATAACAATGTCGGCGTTACCAATACCTACTGATACAACCTCATGGTCGGGCAGTGCTTTTTTTACGCTTCCATTCCCATCGTCAAATAAAGCTAAAATTCGCATGTTCCTTTTTCCCTTTTAGTTGCCGCTAACAGCGCGGCGGTCGCCGATGGGCGGCCGTTGCTTGGCTTGTACTGTTCCGATTTTCTTGACGACTTCTTCCACGCCCATCTTGTTGGCGGCGTATCCTGCGCTTCTGACGCGGTTGTCTAGGTCGATCAGGTAATGGTTTATTTCATTGGCTGTCAGGTTTGGCAGCCCCAGCCCGTAGGCGACGTTGATGGTATTGACCGATTGCACCAACTGGCGAAGCTGGGCGACGATTTCCTGCACTTTCTCGACTTGCTCCACCTGCCCCAGCGTCATGGTCATTGCGGCCAGCTCGTTGGCTGTGTAGGCTGGTTTCGGCTGGCTCGGCATGGCGTCGCGTTCCATTGCATTAAAAATCTTGGCTTGCTTGGATTTGGCGGCGGCCAGTGTTTGGCGGATGCTTTGCATGGCTTGCGGTTGATTCATTTTTACCCCCTATGGCAGCAGCGTTTCCTGCTGCATGAGTTTGATGTCTTCTTCCACTGCTTTGAGTGTCTCGCCGTGGATTTCCGGAGGCTCTTTGCTCTTTTCTGCATAGAATCGGCTGCCTTTTTGAATCGTGCTGCTGATCTCGAAATATCCTGTTCCCGTCCATCCGCATAGGGGATTGGTGCAACGCAAATAATATAAGCGGGTCAGGACGGTTTGCCGGAAAGACGCGTAGATCACACAAGGCTCTTCGCAGCATGGGCAGGCTTGCTGCGCCAATTTCAGACGGCCTTTTTCGTGTTGGTTTCTATTTTTGACCGTCATGTGCTTGCTCCCTTGCGTAAACCACTAGGCCGCCGCCGTGTTTGCGGTAGGTCGCCGTTGCGCGGATATTCGGAAAGCGTTTCATCGGCTCGGCGCGGCGGAAGTTTTCAGCTTCGCGGTCGGTCAGCTCATGACGCGCGATTTCTTGATGCTTGTCGTTGACGATGATTAATTGATTGTTTGACATATCCCCACCTCTTATTTTTTTAAATTAAACCTTGTTTCATCTCGACGTCTGTCCTGGCTGCCGCGTAGGCGCGCAGGTAGATTTCTGCGTATTCCAGGGCGGCTTCGGCGGCAAATTCGCTTAATGATTTATTCGCCGCGCAGGCTGCTGATTCCATCAGGTCAAGCTCTTCGCCGTAGAATTTGACTTCGACGGCGGCAGTGGCTAATTCGTCCGGCGCGCCTGTTTTGGCGCCGGTGTCGGCGTGGACGTGTTATTCGATTGACAGTTTGCACACTTTATTTTTCCTTATGATTCGCAGGCGTTTCATCTTCATATTCATAAATGAACATCGGGAAAGCCTGCCCACTTCTTACGATATTCAGATCAGGGACGGTATCGGTAATCAAACAAGAGAACTTTCCATCCCCCCCGTTTCCTGTTGAACAGCAAATTACTAAGTTGCTTCCAAATGGTATTTTTTCTTGATTCACGGTCATTTTTTATTGTTTTGGGAGATACGTTTTGAAAATCAAATTTTCGAGGCGTCGGTAATTCTTTTCGGTTTTAACTAACCCATCTGTCTTAGGTAGCGCGTCTAACAGCTTGCGCATATGCCCTGCGATCACCTGTAAAACAACCTGCTCGATTGGCGTGGTATTGTGTTTTTCAGTCATCGCCGCCAGCCCATAAACTGCCAAATCCATAATGGCCTCGACGCTATCCGCTTCGGCTGAATGCAGAAGAGCGATATCTACTTCATCCTTGATATTCTTGTTTTCTTCCAAAGTGTTCATTTTCTCCTCCTATGCGATGATGATTTCATGTGGGTAGATTTGGCTGACCATTTGGACGGCCGCTTTTAAGGTTTTGGCAGGTTTGCGCGGCAGTTTGCTGAAGTTGCCGTCTTTGCCGTGTTTTTGGATGGCTAAAAAGCCTTTATCCCAAGTGGCAACCTCGACAAGCGAGCCGTGAGAGAGTTGGACGTTGATGGGTTTCATTTTTTTGCTCCGTTTAGTTTGGCAGGCCGTCTGAAAATTATTTTTCATTCCGCTATAATTTGTTTCCCTATAACCCAAAGGAAAACACATGGATTCACCCGTTATTTATCCCTTGCAGATTGACTCGCCGCTTGAGATTCGCTATGACGAGGAGTCAAAAACAATATCCGTTTCCTGCTATCAGTTTGCGTCTGACCGCAGCGGCGTGAAGATGGCGCTTCAGTTTTCTGCCCAGGCAACACAACAAATGCTTCGGGCTTTTGAACATCTGCAAAGTGAGTTCGGTGTAAAGTCATCAGCAGACGAAATGCCGCATAATCTGCAATAGCCTCTTTCCATTTTTTCAACCGTCTGATAATTGCCGACGGTTTTTTATTGACCGCTGTCATTTTCTTGCTCCGGTTAGTTTGGCAGGCCGTCTGAAATTTGTTTGGCGGTTACTTTGCCGTTTGTGATTTCTTCAATTTTTATCGCGTGTCGGACGTTGATTCCGCCGCCTTTTAACCATTTTTCAACGGCTACATGGCTCACGCCGACGGCTTTTGCTAATGCGTTTTTATTCCCGATGATGGAAATTGCGGTTTTGATTGCTGGATTCATATAACTTCTTTCAACTAATGTTTAACTTATGAGCAAATAATATAACCTACGTTATATCTAGTCAACTATAAATTGAACTTTTTTTGAATTGTTACAGTCAAACTTTAGTTTTATCATTGAATATAAAAGTTATTTTCTGGGAGTAAAAATGGAAACTTTGGCAGAGAGAATAAATACTGCGTTACAAACTAAAGGACTAAGTGTGAATGCTTTGGCGCGGCAAGTTGGCGTGTCTTATCCGGCGATGAGGAAAATCACGAAAGGGGAGACGCTAAACCCAAAGTTTTTATTTGAAATTGCAGAAGCATTAGGTGTTTCGGTTGAATGGTTGAAGACAGGCGAAGGGTCGCCTGAAGATTCAGACGGCCTAGAAACGGCGCGCTTGGATTTATTCGACGTTGCCGCCTCGTGTGGCAGCGGCCATCTCAACGCCGACTATCCCGAATTGCTGCACTCGCTGGAGATTCCGAAATCGGCACTCAAAGAGCTGCTTGGCACTGACAACCTGCACGGCGTGAAGCTGATGTCGCCCGACGGAGACAGCATGGAGCCGACGATACCGCCGAAGTCGATCACACTGATTAAAACCGATGTCGTCGATTTTGAATCCAGCGGCGTGTATTTGTTTACCTTTCAAGGATACACATACATCAAACGCCTGGCGCGCGGCAAAGCTGGCGTGATACACGTTACCAGCGACAATCCGATTTACAGTAAATCGGATTTTGTGATTGAGCCGGAAGAATTTGACGATTTGTTTATTCACGGAAAATTTTGGAAAGTGTTGCCGTTGGATTTTTTAGATATTTAGTTTTTTAATAGAGGGGATTTTATGAACGAGGAAATGTCTGATTTGGTCGCCTTATTCGTCTTGGGCATGTGTACGTTTTATTCTGTGTGGCTGTCGATGGAGTTTAGCCCACGAAGCAAACTGCACTTGCTCTGGACGATTCCTGTCGGCTTTTTTGGCTGCTTTGTGGCTTTGGCGATTTTCTCGCTTGCGGTCAGCCAGGCGGATGACTTTTTATTTATTGTGGCGGCCAGTGCGCTATTTTTGCCGTTTCCGATTTGGCGGCTGTACAACCGCCGAAAATTCGCGCCAGTGCCGAAAGAGCAGGCCGCGCCTAAAGAGCCGGCAGTATCAAAAGAGCCAAGCGCGCAAATTCCCACGCCTGCGTCTTTGTTTGATTCCGTCCGGAATATGAAAAGCAAACTTGATTTACAGACGGCCTTGCGGAAGAAAAACAACGGCGACGATTTGCCGCCGCCCGAAGTCAGCGGATCGAAATACATCAATCCGAATGACCCGAATTTAAAGCAGCATTACGAGCCGTTTAAAGGCTGGCGAAGCGATTTTAAAAAAGAAATGGGGTTTGACGATGATGATTTTGATGATAACGAAGGATTGAAATATATCAATCGGAATGACCCGGATTTAAAGGCGCGTTATGAAAACTTTGTCGCTTTTAAGGCTTGGCAGAAAAAGAGGGCGGAAACAAGCCAGCGTTATGATTCGTATTTGGACGATGACGATTTTGTTCTCGACGATGACGCGGAAAGTGAAGAGCTTCCAGACGGCTTAAGTCTTGGCGACGAAATCTCTTTTTCTTATACGAACGCGCACGGCGAATTTTCTGACCGCCGCATCGTCATTCGTAATTTTGACGGCCTCTATTTGTATGGCTGGGATTTGGATAAACATGATACTCGGACTTTCCGAATTGACCGTATAGACGGCGACGTTGTCAAAATAAGTACCGGCGAAGTGTTTTATTTTTAATTTTTTTTGAAAAAGTGCTTGTATTACCGCATTTAATGCGGTAATACACACACATCGGCAGACAACACAAATCGCCGAAAACATGATTAACCAACTGACCGCCTACGGGCGGATAGGAGCAAAAAATGAAAGCGAATCTTTTAAAAGTCATGAGCAGCGAAGCACGCGAAGTTCTTTTTTCTAAATTAAATCCTGAAAATGACTATATTTGCCAAGCTTTAAAAAAAGCCCAAGACGAATTTAACGAAAAACTTAATCAAGCCGCCCAACCTAATGGATTCTTTGGCCGTGCGATGATTGACGAAAAATCTGTTTTAGGCGAGGCTGACTTTTTTAAATACCAACGCATCAGCAAAATTCTGGCCAACCGCGAAGAGATGCTCTCAAAAAGAAAAAACCTTATTTTAAATTTCTTGGGCTTTTTTAATTAATTTTCAATACTGCCGCCTTCGGGCGGCAGAAAGGTCAAAAATGAAATACGCCAAATCAAAATCTATCAGCAAAATCGGTCAATATCATCAAACTTTTAAAATCCTTTGGGATAAACTACCAAAAGAATTGATTGAGAAATCAACAGCCAAAAATCTCGCCATTATTATTGATTTGATGTATGAGCAAAAAGAATATGGCCATACAGAGGCATGGCGCGAATTAACATCATAAAGTCATTGACAAGGTTGATGATTAGGCTTAAAGTTAACCTTGTTATTCAGCCCATTGGGCTGCGTGTTGAAACTAAAGAAGTTATATTAAATCATCAATTTTTGATGTGGATTACAAAAGCCGCCTGATTTATCAAGCGGCTTTTGTTTTTGGGGGTATTATGGCAAAAGGTAGAACAAGCATTACAGAGCGGCTCAAAAAGAGCCAAAAACGAGAGGCGCGCCGTGATATGGCGCACGAATGGGCGGAAAAATGGGAGCAGGATTATTTGAGCCTGCTCTCTCAAATCAAACAGGCAATCAGCAAAGGACACGATGACGAGCTTATCGACTTATTTGCTGATTTACGCGCGCTGCAACAGCCAAAATTTGAGGCATTGCATCGAGTGATTGATGAGCTTATCACGCCGACACGGGAGCTTATATGATTGACCAGTTTGAATTAGGCTCACGCCCAATAATCTCAAAGCCCTGCGCCAAGAGTATGGGCTGACGCAGCAGGCCGTCGCGGATATTACGGAAACGTCCTTGACAACCGCGCAGCGATGGGAAGCCAGCCCGGCATTGAGCAGCTATGCGAATATGCCGCACACGAAATGGCTGCGGCTGCTTAAATATCTTGAGCAGAAATCGAATTAAAAATAGAGGCCGTCTGAATTTCAGACGGCCTTTTTGTCGGGCTAATATTTTATTTTTCGCATGGCTTGATAATTGGCGAGTTCGCGCGCGGCGTGGTTGTATGCCTCGATGTCGGCGGCTTCGCTGGCTTCGCGGCTTTTTTGCTGCCAGTATTGGATTTGTCGGTCAATCCATGAATAGGGATCATGAGTTTTGTTTTCCATTTTTTAGAATCTCCGTAGTTTCGCCTGTCGGCTGAAAGTTGTTTGTCGGCGCGTCTTCGTAGAGCGTGATGTCGGGGACGATGCGCGCTTCAAATTGTATGCTTGCGGTATAGCCGCCGCTGTCGATTTTATGCGAAACCTCGGTAATCAGCCAAGCCTCCGCGTCGATTTCGGGCTTAAATCCTTTTACGACGGCAGGCGTTTCGGGGTAGAGGTCGGGGCGGCCGACGGCGAGTGTAATGCTAAATTCGGCAACGCCGCGCTGTATTTTTTTAAATGCGCCGCGCGCGCCTGACCATGCGCCGCTTTCTGTGGCATACAGATGGCGCAGGGTTTTGATTTTTTGGCCTTCCGTGTTAACTTTTTGGTTGTCGTTTTCTTTTTTCTTGGCTTTGAATGTTTTGCCTTTGACGGTCTTGGTTTGCTGGGTGGTTTTTTTATTGGGGTAGGCGTTGTCTTTGTTGACGATGACCTCTTTTTTTTGGCCTGTTTTTTTGTCGGTGTAATAGGCACGCACTGCCTGATAGCTGTTGCTGCTGGAGTAGGTAAAGCTGTGGCTGTCGCCGCTGGCGCGCGTGATGGTGGTGGGTAGGATGGGCTGACCGCTGGCGGTTTGGCTCTCGCCTGCCGGGATAAATAAGAGCTTGCCGTTTTTTATGGTGGCAATGGCGTCGTACTGCTCGGCGAGGCGGCTCATAAAGGACGCGTCGGATTCGTTGGTCTGGTCGATGTGTTCGATTTTTTGGCTTTGGTAATCCTTGCTGATGATGTATTCGTATTTGTGTTTTTGGGCGATGGTCTCGATGATTTGGTAGAGCGTCTGCTTGTGCCAGCTTTTCTCGACTTGCTCGGCGAGGGCTTCGGCAAGGTCGGCGGCGCGCGCGGTAATACTTAGGCGGTCTGGGCTGCCTGATGCGGTAAATTCGGAAACGAGATATTCGCCTTTTTCGACGAGGCCAGTTTCTTTATAGCCTAGTTTTAGCGTGATTTTGCTGCCTGTTTTGGGGATGGCGATTGTGCCGTCGTGGTCGTCAAGCTCGATTGTCAGCTCGTCGGCTTCAAAGCCACGCTTGTCGGTCAGGCTGATGCTGATGATGCGGCTCATTGCCTGCGTGCCAAAGCGGCGGCCGTCTATGGTCAGCTCGGCTTGTGGGGTCAGGTGTCGGGCGTTTTTGCCGCTGACTTCGTCAAAGATCTTGGCGGCGGCTTTTTGGGCGGCCGCGCTGATGGAATCAAAATTTAATTGCATGGTTTAAATCCCTGTCAGGTTTCGGACGACGGAGACGGCGACGTTGAGGGCGCCGCCCTCGAGGCCTAGCGCGCTGTCGGAAACTTTCTTCAAGCTCATGGAAAACGAGATGGCGCGCGCGCTGCCGTCTCGGTTTAGCTGGCTTCCACGCTCTTGGATGTTTGTGATGACGTAGCTGCCCATGATTTTGCCGTGGCCCATGATGAGGGTGTATGGCTTGCCGGTGGCCGCCATCATGCGCAGGGCTTCAATGCTGCCTGTGCCGCCTGTGACTTCGGGGCGCAGCTCGCCTTCGATTGTCATTTCTTCGGGGTCTTTGCCTGTAAATTGGGCAGGCGGCATGGTGCCGACGGTTGCTTGGTTTGGGTGTTTCCATGCCTGGCTGCGGCTGTATTGATTAAAGGGTATGGTACGCATTAAAAACACGAACATGCCCAGGCTGCCTAATAAAACCATGATTTAATCCTTATCAAAAAATGAGGAATTGCGGCGGCGCTGCTTGGCTTGGCTGCGCGCTTCGAGCTTGGCCATGATGGCGTTGACAAGGCTCTGCTCGCTCATGCCCGGCGCGGCGTGTACGTTGATTGTGATGTTGTCGCCTGCCATGCTGACGGCGTGGGGCGCGGAATTGAATCGGGTCGGGCTGGGCAGGGCGGCTTGGCGGCCGTCTGAAAAGCCCAAGCCCAAGCGATTGCCGATGTTGGCGAGTACGCCTGCGCCGCCGCGTCGGATGGCTTCGACTGCCTGCCAGCCGCCGAATTTGGCGACGTCGCGCTGGTTAAAGACGACTTCGCCTTTGTGTACAACGCCTGCGGCTTCGTGGACGCCGCCTGCGCCTGTGTAGCCGCCGACGGAAAAGCCGCGATTTGGAATGCCGATGCTGGGCGGTGTTGCCGGGGCTTTGGCGGAGGTGGCCTTTTTGAGCCATTCCCACGCGCCGACGGCAGCGGAGCGCAGGATTCTGAAACTGTTGATGACTGCGCCGATGGGACCCATCGCGGCAGTCATGGCGATGGCGATGGGGTTATTGCCGGAAAAGGTTTTTTTAATCCATTCCCAGCCGCTAATCAGCGCGGCTTTGACTTTATTCCAGTTTGCGAGCAGGGCAATGAGCCAGCCGATCGGGCCGGTAAAGGCGGCGAGCAGGGGATTTTGTTGGAATACTTTTTTTATCCATTCCCAGCCTGCAATCAGGGCTGATTTGACGGTCTCCCAGTTGCGCCAAAGCAAAACGATGGCAGTGACGGCGAGGATGGCCCAGCCGAAAGGGTTGGTTACGAGGAAAACCGCCGCTTTTGCGCCGAAGCCTAGCAGCGCCATGCCCAGACGGCCAAGCCAGCCGATAATCGTGGAAATCGCGCCGCCGCCGCCTGAAAATACGCCGAAGAGGCTGAAGAATGAGAATTTAGCCAGGGCGATGGGGACGAGGACGGCGGAAATGGCCGCGCCGATGCCTGTGATGGCGGTCAGAAAAATGCCGATGGCGGCGGCGATTTTCATGATGGTGTTGGCGGTCTCTGGATTTTTTGCCGCCCAGTTGCTTAATTTCTCATTGATGTCGCCGATCCATTTGGTCAGCTCTTTTAATTCGGGCGCGATGGATTCGCCCATTTTGGCTAAAAAGTTGGTAAACGTACCGCTTGCCGCGTCCCATAAGTTGGTCAGTGTGCCTAATTGGTCATTTACGCGCTGGTTGAGGCTGGCTTGCGCCTCCATCTTTTTGGCAAATTCTTCATACCCATCCTTGCCTTTTTCGATCATGGTATTCAGGGCTTGGAGTGTCTCGGCGTCATCGCCGAAGATGCCTTGCAGAATCTTGAGGCGTTGTTCGGTGTTGACGGCTTTTAATTTGGCGAGCTGCTCGTACATTTTATCCAAGCCTCCAAATTCGCCTTGGCCGTTGGTAAAGTCGAGAGACAGCCCTGTCCCTTTTGTGACTTTGGCGATTTTTTTGGTATCCATCATGCGCGTGAATACTTTACGCATGGCGTTGCCTGCCGATTCGCCCGACAAGCCTGCTTGGTCAAGCATACCGACGAGCGGAGACATCATCTTCATGGCGGATTCGCCTTTGATTTTGAGGGTATCTAGGGCAGGGGAGAGTTTGGAAAACGCGCCTAAAATGTTGCTGTCGTCCGTGCCTGCGTAGTAAAGGCGTTGGACTTGGTCCATGATGGCCAGCATTTCTTTTTCTGTGCCTCGCGTTGCGTCTTGCAGCTTGGCGGCCATCTCGGCGGCGGCTTCTGGGCTTTTCTTGAGTTGGACGGCCAAGAGGGCGGCGGCTTCGCCTGTGCCGCCTAAAACGGTCTTCGCGCTCATGCCTTGACGGATCAGCATGGTCATCAGGTTTTTAAAATCGGCGGTCGTTCCCGGCAGGCGGTCGCCCAAGCGTGTGGCCAGATTGTCGATGTCTTTGTATTGGGCGGAGACTTTGCCGGTGTTGTCCATCATAGCGGCGCGCAGGGCGGTGGAGGCGGGTTGTGGTTTGGCGGGGGCGGTTTGTCGGAGGAGGGG